TATAGTATTTGTATCAATCCATTTGTTAAGAGCGACTTCCATGTCTCTCTCAAATAAACTTCCTTGATTATTCTTTCCTTTTTTTCCTCTACTACCATCACCAAAATCTGGTCTCAATTTTGTGAGACTTAATTCTTTTGTAAGTTGTTTTATAGTAAATCCACCTTCTAACAACCTTATAATCTTACATTCATTCTTCTTACTAGAATCAAATGCTAAAGGATTTTGTACGACATCTCCATAATTTTGAAGCAAATATCTGTACAAACGCAATGCTTCTTTAGCAGATGCTTCATTCATAAATTTTACTGCTTTTCCAGCTTCTTCAAATGTAGATGGTAGGATGTCGAATGCCACTTACCTATCTCCTTTCTTCCTATTCTCAGAAAAGTAAACGTCAAAAGATCCCTCAGGATAACGCTTCTCTAGTTTCTTAACATTGGTAGCAATCACATCATCAAACGATACTTCGAGTGCCATGCATGCTTGTGCTACGTACCACATGATGTCACCAAGTTCAATGATCAGATGTTCTCTGTTGTCTTCGTTCCATGGTTTACCTTGGAATACCATCTTCTTAATGATCTCAAGGAACTCTCCACCTTCAGCATTAATCCCAACACCAGCAGTGGTAAGGCGTTCAATATTGGCACCTTCTCTGTCAAGTTCACCCAAGCGATCAACAAGAGATTTAAAATCCTTACTAGGAGTGCTTGTGACAGCATCCACGAAATGAGTGTACCTATCAAAGTCCACATGCTTTATACGTTCCATTCTGCAAATTTAGATAATCGGTTTTGTGTTTGTGAGAATTGTTGTAAGGTTTCTCCTACCTTTTCATCTTCTATATTGATGGCAGATGAATCTTCTGCTACATCATACAACCTCATTTTCGCTCTGTCAATTCCCAGAATAAATTTTCTTGAGGCAGTCGGGTCGTTGTATCTGTTCTTAAGTTGTTTGACCAAGATGCGACCCTGTTGCTCGAGCTCCTCAGTAGATATAAGGGCAAACATAAAATCAGCAGTGGCAGGGAGACCAAAAGACTCAGAAGTGTCAGTGAGATCGGGATCAGAGTTACCAAACCCACTACGAGTAGTTTGAGTGGCAGAGATAATAGGTACATTACTTTCCACAGCAAGACCCCGAAGCTCTTCAGCAATCGCTTTAACATAAGTATACGAGTTAACAACAGCACCTTTATATCTAACAGATGCACAAATGTTTAGATAGTCTATAAAGATAAGATCAGGTGCAAAATCTTTCTTCAGTTTAAGATCACTTAAGAGTGCCTTAAAATGTCCTGCATGTGCAGATGCAGTAGGGTACTCTTTAATGATCAGTTTACCTTGTGTTTTTCTAGAGATCTCATTTACTTTTGAATTAAATAAAACCTCAGGAAGTTCCATGATGTCCTTGACGTTTACGTTTAGAAGATTTGCGTCAATTCGTTCAGCAATCTTCTCCTCTGCCATTTCACATGTAATGTAGAGAACGTTGTAGCCCTGAGTGAGGGCGGAACCAGCCATGTGGCACATGAATAAACTCTTCCCGACACCTGTACCAGCAAGAGCGATGTTGAGAGTCTTGTTAGGGAGACCACCTTTCGTAATAAAGTTAAACTTTTCCAAATCAAAGGGAATTTTTTCTTCTTTCCTGTGATAAAATTCATATCTGTCTGATGATTGTTCAATGTAGTCATGTCCTATATGTTCGTCGAAGGAGACAGCAAGAGCATCCTGTAAGATGCTAGGTATAGCACCCTTGGTAAACTTAGTTTCTCCGCCATCAGCAATCTTAATAGACTGCATGAGTGCTAAGTATATAGCACGGTCTTGACACCATTTTTCTGTGGCATCTAACAACCAGTCGTAATCAACCCAATCATCAGAAAGAGAATTTATTCCCTGTACTGAATCTTTGAATGTTTCTTCTGTAAGATCTCCTCGGTTCTGGAGATTAATTGTGAGAACTTCTTTAGTAGGTACTTTATCGTACTTAGCAGCGAAGTCTGCAATCTCTTCAAATACAATTTTTTCATGGTACTCTTGGAAATAATCTGCTTTTATAAAAGGAACAACTTTTCTATAATAAGTTTCATTGTAAATGAGGTTCCTTAGAATTGATTCTTCTATTCGTTCTGTCATTCTAGTTTTAACCTCGCAAATGATTTCTCACTTAGTCTCTTCTGTATTAGTCTACCATAGTCTTCATGTAGTTCGCAACCAATATAATGTCTATTTAATGATTTGGACACAACTGCTGTTGTTCCTGATCCCATGAATGGATCTAGAACTATGTCTCCCTCTTCACTCCCTGCCTTGATACAAGGTTCAATTAAGTCAGGTGGATACACAGCAAAGTGTGCTCCCTTATATGGTTTGTTTGTTACAGTCCAAACATCTCGCTTATTTTTCCTGTCATAAGACTTGGATAACCCACTATGAGGAACCAACCCAGTACCAGGATTATGGTACTTACCTTTAGTCCTGTCTCTAGTGCCCCAGTCTTGCTTGACGGGTTCTTTAATTGCTTCATTGTTATAATAGTATTTACGATTTTTAGAAAGTAGAAAAATATATTCGTGTGATTTAGTACACCTATCTTTAACTGACTCAGGCATAGGATTAGGTTTATGCCATATAATATCCTGACGTAGATACCATCCATCTGCACGTAATGCAAATGCTAACATCCATGGTATACCTATCAAGTCCTTCTCTTTGAGACCTTCTAATTTGTTTCCTCTCTTAGCACACTTGTCAGGTAGATCTTGTTTTGTTTTACTTACAGTTTGTTTTGGTAATGCTTGTCCTTTACCAGGTCTATAGTTGTAATAACTATCACCTATGTTTACCCATAATGTGCCATCATCAGTTAAGACATCACGAACTGATCTGAATACTTCTACTAAATTTTTTATGTATTCTTCTGGTGATTGTTCCTGTCCTATCTGTGACTCTTCTCCACCGTAGTCACGCAATCCATAATAAGGTGGTGATGTGACACAAGTTCTTGCCTTGCCATCAAACTCTTTTAAAGTCTCACGACAATCTCCAAATAAAATTGTATCAACCACCATAACTATATTCCTTTCTCGCTGCCTCCTCCAGTTGTTTCATTACTCCTTCGGTAAAGTATTTTTCTGGGTCTTTAAGAATTGCAGAAGGATATACGCTGCTGCCACCAACAACGATCCTATTTCCTTTACGCTCAAAGACCCCATACTGTTCACCCAACTCCAATAATCCGTAATACTTATCCAGTCCACGTTCATCAAAATACAATCTAGTTTCAACTTTACTTCCCTCCTTTGTTAATCGAGATTTTTTTGCTTCACATTTTATTATGTTACCAACAAGTGTTGTGCCATCCTTTTCTTTCTTCTTACCAAGGTAGATGATAGTTGATGCTGCATACTTGAGTCCTGTTCCTCCACCCATTTCTTTTGTAGGTACGTAAGATCCTATTACATCATAGGTATGATTTGTCACAATCATAGGTATCTTTGCTTGACCTAGTTTCAAAGTCAATACACGAAATGCACCTTTGATTAATTGTGATTTAGTCATGTCTCTAACTTGTTTATCGTTAGCAACATCTTCCATCTCTTTAGATGTAGATAACATACCAAGAGAATCAAGAACAAACATCATTGGTTCTCTCTTTGGTTCTTTCATATACTTGTCTACGATACGACAAGCTTGTGTTCTAAATTCTTCAATAGTAGATACTGGAAACAATACCATACGTTGAGAATCAATACCACGAGACTCAATCATCTCTTTAGAGATAGCAGATTCTGTCTCAAAGTATATGACTCCTCCTTTAGGATTTGCATCTAAAAAATTACGAACAACACTTAGTGCAAAAAATGTTTTACCTGTGCTGCTCTCTCCTGCAAGTGCAGTAACTTTGTTAGAAGGTATCCCTCCATATATTGATCCGCTACAAAGAGCATTAAAAATATATGAACCAGTGTCAACATAGTTGTCTACGTCACCCGCAGCAACTCCATCACTTACTATACTAGCAAACTCATTGCCACTGTCCTTAATTACTGTATCTAAGAATCCCATTGTGTTGCTTCATCCTCATAAAAATTTACATAATCATAATCACTACTCATCATTTTTGCAAACGAACGAGCAGTTTCATAGTCCTCAAAACATTTGATGCTATCGGTATCAATCTGACCAACGACGTGGTTAGTCCAAGTGACAACATAGACTTTTCTAGTCATTCAAAGAACCTCCCTATAGTAATAACTTTTTCGTGTGTCCACCCTATACATTGTAGCACGTTTTTCAAAGGTTCCAAGAAACTCTTCTCAAATTGTGTTTGATAATCAACATATTTCTCTATACCAAATTCCTTTGGCAGTTCACCAAAGAAACTGATACAGTTTTCATGTAGAGGGTTAGGTGTTTTCAAGTACATAAACTTGATCTTCTCACCCTCCTGTATAAATGGATGCTTATGTTCTACTTTATATTTTTTGACGTACCAGTTGTATAAGAGTGCCCCTCTGACATGGATCGGGGTTCCTTTTGAGTAAATGTTTGTTGGATGTCTGTACTTGGATAGATTGTTGACTCCACGTGGGAAGGCGACTTCATCATAGGGTCGCTCCCTTGTTTCGCTGCGGACTCCATTGATGAAAGAGATAAGCTCATCATTGTCTTTGCCGATAATAATCTGAAACGCTGCATATAATTTATCCCGAAAGTATGCTGGTGTTGATGACCTAGCAGTTTCTAGACCCATGATCTTCATCTTGGGTTCATTGTATCTAACTCCTTCTGAGTCCCATACATTTAATATGTATCTTTTCTTTGCTGTCCATATACCTCTGTCTGCAATATTCTCTCTCTTCATACTCATTTTTTGTTCGTACGCTGAAACGTACGACGCCAACTCCTGATAACTCTTCTCGATAAATGGTTCCAATTTTTCTTGACATATCTTGTCAAGTAAGGAAACAACTGCTGTTTTGTCGCTAGACTTAGCAGCAAAAAATTTATCAACAAGAGGTCCAAGATTAAGATATATTGAGTCGGTGTCAGATGCGATGACATAATCTACCTTTTCTGTAGAGAGTAGTTTATTTAGGTATCTGTTCATTTTGTTCTCTATCCAACGGATAGAAACCTGTCCTGACAGTGTAATTGCTTCTGCATTTGCTGTCTTATAGTATCTAAAGTGTTCGTTGCCAATAGCACCATAGGCAGAGTTGAGAGAAATCTTCTTTGCCATTTGTATATTATTACAGCGAGCAATCTCTTTTGTAAGTTCAACAGTAGGAGTTTTTTCATACTGTTGCTTTGCTTTAATCATTCTCTTTTTGAAGATGACTCTAGAGTCATACATCTTTTTCATCATCTCTGGTAAGAAACCATGCACGTCTTTACGATACTGTGCACCATTAGCACATGTAGCAAACTGTTTATCAATCTCTACCTTTTGATTTAGAATCCCCTCAACGCTCGCACTGGGATGTCTGCTTTCCCTGAGTGTCTCTGGGGAGATATTGTACTGCATAATAAGATGAGGATACAGAGAGTTGAGATCGAAAGACACAACCCAATCATAGAATCCTGGTTTCGGTTCTTTAACATATGCTCCTGCGTATTTCTCATTCTTTGTTGCTTCTTTCTTAGGGGGTATGGCAATCCTACGTTTGTTTAACTCATTGTAGATGTAGTTGTCCCACATACGAACCTGACTGAATACATCTTCATAGTTTACCTTGGCATCATATGCCATAGTGTATGCGAGTTCAATCAATTTCATCTTGTCTTCTAGTTTATCAACTAAACGAACGTCATGGATGTTGTAATCAATAAACTTTTGCCAGTCGTTCTCATAGAACTCTTTGAATGTATCAAACTCAGAGTGATCTAGTTTCTTTTCTCCTAGTTCTACATTACAGATGTAGTCAAGACGATATGATTCCTGATTAGAATAAGTAAACTTCTTGTATAGTTCTAAGTAATCAAGTGTAGATATACCAAGTGTATCAACCGCAAATTGTTTACGACCTTTGATGAAGATCTCACGTTGTGATACCAATCTCCATGGTGATAATAATTTTACAAACTTCTCACCTAGTATACGTTCAATACGATTACAGATGTATGGCATATCAAACAACTGCACGTTCCATCCTGTAATTACATCAGGATAATTTGCTTGCCAGTAATCTAAGAAAGCATTCATCATACTTTCTTCCGATCTAAAGTGCATGTAATCAACCATAGGATCTTTGTTATCGTATGGTCTTGCACCAAACACAGTAATTCTACCAGAGAAACTATCTTTGATAGAGATAGCAAGTATCTCTTGATCAGCAGATTCTATGTCTGGAAATCCATTCTCAGCAGCAGTCTCAATATCAATATTGAATATACGAATCTTACTACTATCAAACTTTAGTTCTTCTTCTGGATGTTGTTCTGCGATGTACTGATATAAAAATCTTGTATTCCCATAAATGTCAAAGTCAGGAATTTCTTTGTATTGTTTTACAAACTCTCTTGCTTCTGATATAGAACCAAACTTATGTGGTTCTACACATTCTCCTTCTAGTGTTTTCCATTTGGAAAAGTTTTTTGTGGGCAAAAAAAGCGTTGGGTTAAAAGGAACCCGAACGCTGTATCTGTCACCATTATTGTATCCTCTTACGAGGAGACGATTTCCTGCTTGTTCAACACTTGTGTAAAACTTCATTCAAGGGATTTAATATAGTTTGCAAGTAGATCCTTACTAGGACTTACAATGGTAGTAATGTCAGTTGACCTGACTACTACCTCACGATCATCAGAGTTCTTAGGCCACTGACTTAGGTTACCTTCATAGTCTACCATAAAAGGTTGACGAAGTACACAGTCAGGATCACCAGGTAGTGTCTCACCTTCTACTTCATCAACTTGGGCGACTATCCATTCATTACTCAGTCGCAGTAGATTCGCTGCTATCTCCATCTTCCTTTACCTCGTAGAAAATTTGTTCATCCTTTAGACCAATCTCTTTTAGTCTGTCAGCATAATTCTTGACAATATTATTATCAGGATATACGACACTAATAATATGCTCACCACTAATTCTATGATCTTCAATAGGAGAATATGGACACCATCTAGAATAGTTAATAGGAATAGTTCCATCCTCATTTAGTTCTCCAAGAGTAAGTAGATATGGATACACCATTCTATACCCTGCTACCTTATCATCATCACCTTTAATCTCACCAAACAAACACAGAACACGTTCTGAGGTTGTAAGACTAACGATTCTCATATTATGATTAGTAATCAATTCTTCATTCATTTGTTAGTTCCTTTTTTTCTTGAAGTTTCTTTTCATAAGCATCTTGTAATCCTTTTTCTGGACTACTGATTGTCATAACACAATCATACGGAATCTTAAACTGCCAATCGGGAGAGTAAGGATTCCATTTACTAAACCTTACCTGATATTCCATACCAGATTGTTCAGTAAGATACTGTGGTGTGCTACCATCAAGAGTTAAAATATATGGTTCTTCCATGAGAAGACAGACGCCCTTTTTGTTGTCTCCTTCTTCATCAAAGATCTCTTTTAATTCTGTAATAACACGATCACCTGTTTTAAAGGTGACAACAGATACAGCCATATTCTAGCACCTAAAATTAAATTTGTCAAAATATATTTCCATACTTTTCATTTCTAGACATAATGTTAAATGAAATAGAAACCTTATGAGTTCCAAAAGACACCACACTATGTGGTAGAGATGATGGAAATATAATCACCTCTCCCTCTACATTGTTTTTTGTGTTGTAGTTCATCTCAAACAATTGATGTCCAAGTTGAGTAAACACTGTGCCATTCTCTCCTTCTAGATGTAGGAGATATATGCCAGAGAATGTAGACGACGGATGTGTATGTGTCTTATGCCAACACTTACCATCACGATAGACATTATACCACATAGACTGCAGTTTTGATTCCTGTGGTCTATGAACGATATTCAAATTGGGATCCTCCAACATTTGGTTGAATGGATCCCATACTACATTATGATATATTTCCTCCTCCATGTCAAGAAGAATGTTGTTCTCCTCAAAATAGTTTGTTATTGAATCTTGATACTCACCTTTATATGTGATACCAGATTCATTAGCATATATCTGAGGTAATAACTTTTTCTTTAATTGTTCATGGTCTTTAACTTTGGTATAAAAAACAAAGTTAGAAGGAAAATTATATAACATTAAAAATGTTTCTGACGTTTTTGTTTCTCTGGTAGTTCTTTCATCAATTTTATTGTGAGAAGTCCATCTTTAAAATCTACTGATTCAACCTCTACATCATCCGCCAGTTGCCAGTTACGTGAAAAGTTCTTGTGAGATATTCCTTTGTATGAATACTTCTTTTCTTCCTTAGAAGATTTGTCTGCTGAGATCGTTAAAACATTCCTTTCAGTTTCTACAGAAATGTCCCCTTGCGAAAATCCTGCAAGAGCCACCTCCAATATGGTTCTAGAATCAGATCCATTATAGATGTTGTAAGGAGGATAGTTTGTTCCTGTTCCTGCAAAAGTTTCAAGTCTGCTGAATGTTTCATCGAGTCCTAGTGTGAATGGAGTAAATTGCTCCCATGTATAGTTTACCATTGTGTCCTCCGTAAAGCGACGTAAATTAAGTGACCCTTTCGGCATCACATTAATATTTTATAATTGTAGCACAAAAAAAGGAGGTGTGCAAACCCCCAAAAACCGTTACGGTTTCTACTCTTCTATTTCAAAGAACCATCTAATGTGTTTTATGTAATCAAATGTACAACCTATGTCCTTGTCACAATTGACATCATACTTCCTATCACATAAGAACGTTCTTAATTCCTCAATAGAATTAAACTTGCCTTGATGTCTTTCCTGTTCGTCGTAGAGATGGTATTTCATTAAGGTTCTTGTTTCTTTCTCCCTATATTATACTTGGATTCTAACGTCCATTCATTCTTTTCCTTGAAACTTAATACTTTGATTTGATTTAATGGAGCAAGATCTGATATCTTATCTTTGCTAACAATATTGGTAGTTACTAATCCCCAATCTAATAACAATTGCACGATTCTATTCCTGCGTTGAATATCGTTTAATGATAAATTAGTATTCTTTCCGTCTAATGCAAATAATTCTTTGAAGTGTACGATATAATACTTACCCTGTTTGTGAAGTATGTGACAGGATTGATATATCTTTTTCTCTTTTCTTGATGCTACACCTATGCGTGTTAATGTCTCACGAACTTTCAAGAAATCATCTGGTTCGTTCAATGTGACTTCAACCATATCAGATTGCTTCCATTGAATCTCAAGTTCACCGTTCATGTTTGCCACCTTTGCTTAATGCTTTTTTGATATAATCTAGTTGATTCTTGGTGAGAATTCTGAGTGCTTGGAGTGCCTTATCGTCATTATAACCATAATACTCTTTTACGATCTCAAGATAGTCAATAGAATCTTTCTTTGCCCAAGGAGAGAATCTCTTCCTAGGTTTCACACTATTTATATAAAAGTCATACTGCAAACGCTTTGGTAGATGAGGGTTCTTGTTCATCTCATTAGCAAACAACACAGTGTCAGTAAAGGAACTTAGACATCTGTTAATAATATATGTCGGATATTTCTTTTCCGCATCAATGTCATCAACTAATATGTTTTTCTTTGATTGGTTGATGCTGTATAGGTAGTCTTTCAGTTGGTACATTGTCGTTCCAGTGTCGTATGTTTCCTGCAATAATAAAACAGTTAGTAATTACTAACTGTATGAAGATAAAGGATCTGATAATGCATATTATATCATCATATCTTTTAGTTGTCTCGTCGTTAAATGATCCTAGTGCATACTTCCATATCTTCCAAAATTTACTTAGCATTTACCCCAACAACTCTAGCGTTAGGGTTTCTAGCAAGAGCAACTTGACGTGCGTCTTGATAGTCTTTAGCAATCACTTCTTCTTTGAAGACAGTTCCTGCTTTGTATAAGGTTACTTCACATTTCATAATTAAATAAAACTAATTCTTTTCTGGATGCTTGTTCTTTATTATAGCATCCTGTAGACCTCATGGTGTAAGTGTGTGCAAATTCTGCAACTGTCCACCCATCAAACCTATCTCTAATTAACTGTGATGAGTTATATGATATTAACATAGGAGATGTAGACTTGTCGCATATAGTTGCAAACTCATCATGGTTAAATCCTTTATGCATATCCCCTTTTCTACCATACAAATTAGATTTAATTTCATATGGTGGATCTAAGTATATGTAAGTTCCTTCTTTATCAGATAACATCTGTTCATATGATAGATTAGTTATCTTCCATTTCTTAATCATCAAAGAATACTCTGGGAGTTTTTCAATACCATTCATTGAAAAATTACTTTCCGATGCTTGTTTAGAAAATGCACTACTCTCTGTCAATCCACTGAAAGAACATTTGTTTACAACATAGAATGATACAGCACGATCAATTTTATTTCCTACTGGTTTTGCTAGGTAATCTTTAGCATCTAAAAATAATTGTTTAGCAGACGATGGATCTGAGTGTCTTTGTTTGAGTTGTATCAATATGTCTCTAAGTTTCTGACCATCTGATTGCAATACTTTCCAGAAATTATACAATGGTTCATATAGATCATTGACCCATATGTCTATGTGTGGATACCTTTTACCTATCTCTATTGCTACAGAACCACCGCCTAAAAATGGTTCACGAAATTCTGTATAGTCTTTTAGATCAGGAATAAACTGAAACAGTTTACTCAATGCTCTAGACTTACCACCAGGATATCTTAGTGGTGTTTTATATGACTTTAAACTCTTTGTTTTCATTTTCTGAATACTCCAAGTTTAGCAAGGAGATATACTGATAACACTGTCCAAAATACAACTTCCAATCCAATGTGATTCATGGTTTCTTACCCTCCCAAATAATTGCTTCAACCAAATAATTTCTTGCTCGTTCAATGCCTTCTAGATTATCACCTAGTGCACCTATACTAGTATTACATACTTTACATAAAAATCCACGTAGTTTTCCTGTTTCATGACAATGATCTAAAACTAATTGTAGATCTGTCCTACCACAACAATCACATGGAGTTCCTAAAGGTTTTGTTTTACCATGTATTTTCTTTAGGTCTCTCTCTACCTTCCTAACAACCTTTCTGCATTCATAACACATACCATGACGATATGTTTTCTTTGCTGTAACAGTTGTTATTTCAAAGGCAATGTCCTCCTTTTCTTTTTTACATGTTCTACAGATCTTCATTTGAATTCACAACTCATCATGATTTCTGTGAGACATGCTAACAAATTTATTTCTTGGTCAGGAACAATAGGGATACTGTTCATATACTTTGCAATAATTAAAACTGCCTCTGGTATAGATGCGGGTTTCAATACACCATACAAACTATCATAGATCTTACGCATGACCATGGTAGGATCATTATCCATATGTTGTACTACCCAACTCTTTACTGTAGTAAATTCTTTTTTCTTAAGTGATGATAGTAAAGTATCTAAATTTACATCAGCAACATCAACAAGAATTGCAGATGTAATAGCACCTGTAGCAGCATAGCGTTGACATTCATTTATAAGTCTTCGCCAATCTGGATAATATCTTTTGATAAGTTTTGCTAAAACTTTATCATCATACTCAACCTTTTCTTTTGTGAGTATACTTCTCAACCTTACAAAGAACTCTCCTTGTAATTGTGTTGATTGCTCAGGTTTGATTCTGAAATCTACAACTGTACATCTAGAATGTAATGGTTCAATAATCTTATTGATAAAATTACATGTGAATATAAAACGACAGTTGTTATGAAACTCTTCTACAGCAGTTCTCAATGACAGTTGTACATCGTTAGTAGTGTTATCTGCTTCGTCAATGATAACAACTTTATGTGATGCACCTGATGTCAATGATACAGTTGTAGCAAACTGTCTTACACGATTTCTAACTGTGTCTAGAAAACGACCTTCGTCAGATCCATTGATGACAATGTATGATGCTCCTATCTCTTCACACATTGCCTTAGCAATAGTGGTCTTACCCACTCCTGCTGTACCACTCAATAGCAAGTTAGGTAGTTCTCCTTGTTCAACAAAACCTTGAAAGACATTACGTGTTGTATCTGGTAGGATACAATCTTTGACTTTGTTAGGTCGATACTTCTCAACCCAAAGGAACTCTTTGCTCATTATGTAATTGTAAATTAAAAGAAAATGTTAATCTCATATTAGCACTGGTTGTCAAGTCAACGCAATGCTTTAAATATGGTGGGAATAATATTACATCCCCATCATGTAAATTTGGTTGTAAACTATCAGCAAAGTATTCTCTAAAGTCCTCACTTTGATATGGGAACTGATGAACTCTATTGTTAGAATCTGGACGGAAAAACGTTGTTGGTGTAGCACCTTTATTATAATAGATACCACACCAGTACGGTGTTTGTTCCATACAACCTGTCAAGTGTGTATGTGGTTCTTGCCCTTGATTCTCATGATATACATTATACCAGAAATTATTAACAACAAACTTATCTGGTATACCATTCGATATAAAAAGTTTTTTAATTTGTTTTGATAAATCTCTTATCAAATTATCTCTGACATCAGTAGATATTAATCTATCGTTGTCAGTAATAAAAGGATAAGTAGAATTGACAGATGTTGTCCATCCTTTAGGACGACTATCTATTCTTCCCTGTTTTTCTATATCAGAGAAGTCATAGATTTCATGCTTATCAAATCTAAAAGTAAATATAGGAACATAAAAAACTTTATGTAACATCATGCGGGTTCAAGGGCAATAAAATACTTGAGGTCTGCATCTTGACTTGTCCACTCAGAGATCAATTGTTGAGATACTTTAACAACATAGTCACTTGGTAGAACACGAATGTTCTCAATCTTAAGGTCAAGAGAAAAGGTGCCAGTAGTAGTACCCTTGACAGAGAGATCGTAAGTATTACTGGTATCATTTTCTTTGTCTCTCAGAATTAATTTAATAACATCTGATCCTTCTTCTGAATAGAAAGTTAGATCAGGTAAACTATAAACTGCAGATGCTTTTTGGATGTTAACTAAATCCTCAGCAGTAAGAGAAAATTGTATATCAGAACCAGGAAATTTTACATTCTTTTCTGGTGCACTCTTTAATGTGATCTCAGGATCAGAAAAATAATACTTAGCACATTGACGACCACCTTTAATGTTTACAAAATCTTTACTTGTAAACTCTAACTGTGGATCATTGAACAAAGATATACCCATCAAGAACTGACTCAAATCATAGATTGCAAAATCAGAAGGAAATACTTCTTCGCCAGTAAACTTTGCTAAAATGTTTTCTGCGTTAGATATAGTTCTAACTGTTGAACCTTGACGAAATACAATTGATGAATTGATAGTCGAAAAGTTCTTAAGAACGTCTAATGTTTTTTTGGATAATGTTACTTTACTCATTTGTCATAATCTACTGAAAAGGTTGTAGGTGTGTTTGCGTTTAGTTCTGCTGCTCTAGCAGACTTATCGCTAAAATGTAGAAGGAGAACAGCATAGTGAACTATTTTAAATAGATCTTTTCTTGCTGTTCCCTTTCTATCATACCTTGAAGCATATTTCAAAATGTTAGACCTACAGAATGCTTCAGCATCACCAACAGAATCAATGAGATCCAATGTTTGGATTCCATGTTTACTGTAGTGTGCACCATAGGTACTAGAGATGTACTCTGAGATCTGTTTCAAGATCTCTTGCTCATTGTATTTCAATTCTCACTCCATACATGATCTATGTCACTATGATAGCATTGAAATTCATTTCCGTCAAGGTCAACAACATTTATTTTATGTGTTGATGACCATTCACTGCCATCATCACCTAAGATACGAACACTCCTACCGTCTTTAAGACGGAGGATGTGTCCTAGATAACCATCAAACGGTTGCTTCATTTTCTACCTCGTTTGGAACTACATCTGCATCTATCTTATCATATAATTCTAAGAATGATTGCTTTGTCTCGTCATCAAAACGATTGGTGCAAACTTTGATTGCTTTCATACGATCTTGCCAGATAGCAAATGCTCTGATGATGTGTACAAGTCTACGTGTTGAGATAACTTCGTCAACACCACCATCGTTAAATGTTCTACGGATGATGTCTGCCCAGTTAGCAAGGTGGGAACAAAACTCTTTGTCAAGAACAGCAAGTGATGATGCTGCTTTCTCAAGAATCTTTGTCTCTGTAGCAACAGTAGGATAGTCTTGCTCAAATGTCAATGCAAATCTCTCAAGGAATGCTTCGTTCAATACATTAGTACCGATGAATCTACCATCCTCAGATCCTTTACCTTTAGTATTTGCTGTAGCAAATATGTTGAAACCAGAACGACGCTCTACATAACGACCAGTCTTCTTTAAGAATAAACCTTTACCCTCTAGTACAGATTGTAAACAAAGTATCTTGTTAGATGCTAGGTCAACCTCATCAAGAAGAAGGATAGCACCTCTTTCAAGTGCTTCGATAACAGGACCGTTGTGCCATACTGTCTCACCGTTGACAAGTCTGAATCCACCGATAAGATCGTCTTCGTCTGTTTCGATAGTGATGTTGACTCTGATCAATTCTTTTTTGAGCAGTGCACATGCTTGTTCTATACCTAGAGTCTTACCATTACCTGATAGACCTGTGATGAATGTGGGGTAGAAGATACCTGATTGAATAATCTTCTTGACATCAGAGAAGTTACCGAATGGAACAAAGTTAGGATCTTTGTCAGGAATTAGATTCTCTACAATAGCAGGAGATGCAGAAGGAGCATTGTAAGTGATCTCAAGTTTTTCTTGGATAGTTAGATCCCACTTACCAATACCTTGTTTGTATTGCTTAAGTCTTTTCTTTACTGTAGCGAGTGAACAATTAAAATGCTCTGACGCTTGAAATAAATTTTTTGTGTTAACTTCTGTACCGAAGTTTTCTGTCAAGTATGTAACGAAGTCTTCAGTTGTTACAGGAATAGGAGCGAATGGCATTTTAAGATTTGTTGTTGTTGTACTTAGTATAATGGATAGTAAGGGGTGTTGCCACCCCTAGTGGACAGTTTGTTAACTGACCTTACTTACGAATGCGTTAAGTAATTTTTTGTTAACAGATTTGTTAGCAAGCATTTTTTTGAATGCTCTGGTGATGTCACCTTTTTTAGCATTGTCTTTTACAACGAACTCTGTGTCATTGTCAAGTGCTTTGTTATTGATAGCATAGAGTTCAGTAAATCCTGCAGGATTCTTGATAACTGCAGACTTCTCTTTCTTCCATTCCTTTTGAATCTCAGCATAGTTGCAGTCTGGTGAACCATAGTTAGAAACAAAATTCATAAGAGAACTACCTGCTAAGATACGAAATCCAAGAACATTTACATCAGGATTACGATCACGTAATTGCTTAAGGAAAACGTTAGTAGTAGTGCTGTATGTAAACTGTTCGTATGTACGTCCAGTTGTACGGTCACGTAATGCTACACCATAGTCAATACGACGTGCACGAATTACAATTTCACCTTCTCCTCTATCATACTCAGCACCATAAGCACTGGTGCATGCTTCGCCATCAGTTAAGATACATACGTTTACTTTTTGTAAGTTGTTATCTTTTTTGAATGTAGGAAGAATGTGGTTGAGCATAACGATTGACTCATTCAATGGAGTTCCAGATAAACCAAGACCTATTGTTGATGAGTATGAACCATATCTTCTGTGCTTAGATGCTTCACGAAATAGATTTAGACACATACGCTCGTAGTCTTTACCATTAGAACGTGATGAAACAAAGTTCATTAGGTAGAACCAAGAGTCAATATAGAACTTGTTTTTATCTAATTCTTTTTCATCAACATCATGGTATGTACGATAGTATGGTGTGTCTTGTGCTATAGTAGCATCATTGTCGATAGCACGTTGTGCTGCACCCCACTCATTTGTAAAAGCATATACTTCAAAAGGTATTTGTACTTTCTTACAGAATGAAGTTAGGTTGATTAATTGCTTTGCAGTAGAAAGCAACTCATAGCACATTGAACCAGACCAATCAAGAACAAAGATCATACCATGATTCTTACCATCAGGAATAACTGTAACTCTCTTGAATAGATCTTCGTTGTACTTGTATGTGTGAAGCATACCTGTGTTTAGAACACCTGTCTTAGCAGTAGAAGCACGTGCATATGCATCAGCAGATTTACGACACTCAAACTCTTTGACCATATAGTTTACTTCTTTCTGAGATTGCTTACGAAACTTTCTATAGTCTTCGTCAACATCAGTAAAATCATCTCTCTCATCTCTTTGAGAATCAATCCAACCATGGATTGTTTTCCAATCTACAACGTGCTTAGAAGTGTCAACATTTTCTGGTATCTCAATGTAAGTAGTTGGTGTACTATGATCAGCAGAAGAAAGATTTTCTTGTGCTTCATTGAATGCTTGCTGTGTAGAAGAACTATCAATACCACCTTCATTCTCTTCACCTTCACCATCTAGTAAGTCACTTAGTAACTCATCATCAGGTTCGGTCATGTTACCATCCTCATCATACCAGTCATCTTGAACATCCTCTAGATCTACTCCTGAGGAACCACCACTCTTCTGACCTTCAGCAGAAGTTTGTAATTTACCAAAACCTTCTTCGTCATCAGACTCTTTATCGCCACCAGTAGAAGATGGAGTTTGAGAAACAGGCACTTCAGTTTTCTCTTTCTCATCTTCTTGTGTCTTAGCATAGTTATAAACATCTTGTGCAATCTTACACACTTCATCAAAAGTCTCAGCAAGGTCAGCACGAGCAACAAACACATACTCAGCACCTTCAAAAGGCATCATAGCGTGAGCACCTAACTTGAAATGTAGATTGATACGATCAATAAGAGAAAACTCTGTAAGGTCTTTGTCAAAGATCTGGAAGAAGTCTTTGTCATTGAGTTCTGTGTAACCACCAACAAAAGATTTCTTAAGACCAGGATACTTACGCTTCATGAGTTTCTCGATACGAGCATCCTCAATAACATTGACGTAATCCTGTGGACAAGATACTTGCTCTCTGAAGTCTACGTTAGGTGTGAACAATGCATGTCCTACCTCATGACCTACAAGCATATCATACACGACGTCAGATGCTTTGTCCCACTTTGGAAGAACTAGGACTCTAGAATCAACATTGAAGTATGCTGTAGGTGTTTGTTTGTGCTCAACAACAAGATTCTCTGTTGCGAGGAGTCTTGCTAGATTGCCTTTGATTTCTTTGTTTGCCATGTGCCTGTGCTTTGTATATACACATGATAACAGATATTTTTGCTACCCAACCAGTGAGTGTGTAACTTCGTTAACTGTCACACCCAGTGTAGAATAGTTTTTATTCTTCTCTACTGTTATAGTTCTATCAAACTTATCATCTAAATTCTGTTTATGACTAATTACATAAACTTTTGTGTTCTCATCAAAATTTCTCAGGATCCATCCTAGATCAGATGTACCAGTTTGATCTAGTGATCCATCAAATATCTCATCTAAGATAAGTAAATTAGTATCGACGCTATTCTTAAGCTTAGCAATACTACGCCAAGTGAGCAGAAGAGCAATATCAATGCGAGCTTTTTCTCCTTCTGAGAACGAATCATATGAAAATATATCCCTGTATCTACTCTTAATTATTTCTTCAAAGTTCTCATCAAGGGTAAAATTGACATAAAACTCCATCCTTTGTAAGAAATCGTTAATTAACTTATTCATTGTAGGGAGATAAGTCTTGATAATCCTAGTCTTTATCCCATTGTCCTTAAGTAGTTGTCCTGCTGTTGTCAGGACATCACCATCTTTCTTTAGATCAGAATATTGTCTAGAGAAATTCTTTTTATCTTTTATAAATGTTTCTAATTTATTGTACTCTGCTTTTTTGTCAGGATTAGTTCCTTCCAATTCCTTTATCTCTTTTTCAATATCAGTTATTTGTTTCCTGATAGTCATGAGTTGAAAATTAGTCTGACTAATAGTTGTATTGATATTGTTTACTTCAGTTGACAACTCAGTAAATTTTTCTAATCTATTTTCTTCTTGTTCTATTGCTTCTAGTAGTTCGTCTTTACCAAAACTGATGTCTTTTATCTTATCATCCAAATCATTTGTCATAGTAGCAACAAATTCTTTTTCTAGTTCTTGAGAACAAGTAGGACAAACATCATGGTCTTCAAAGAACTTACGATCTTTCTCGCATGTGTTCAACTTATGTGTCAACTTTATTAAAAACGTGTTCAACTTCTTCAACTTCTCACTGGACTTAGAATACTCTTTCATTTCTTTATTAAGTCTTTCGATTTGTTGTGTTAGAATCAAAACCTCTTCTGTACCACACGTCTCTGTTGTTTGAAATTCTTCTATTTGCTTTTGTCTCTTCTTGATATCTTCTTCAGTTCTCTTTTCTAAAGTTAACATGTGCTGCTTCTGCAACTCTATCTTATCTTTTAATAAATCTATTTGATAATCTACATCACGTATCTCTACATTGTTCTCTTTCACTCTGTCTTTTAGTAACAAATTCATAGTAGAGAATACTTGTATGTCTAGTATATCTTCTATGATCTCTCGTCTCTGTGGTACAGACAACTTCATAAATGGTACGAACGTAGATGATCCTAGTACCACAATCTGTGTAAATGATTTGTAGTTCATCTTAAGAACACTGTTCTCAAAATTCTTTTGTTGTTCGTTTACAGAACTCTCCTTATCCCATAACACACCATTATGATAGATCTCAAACTTATTTGGTTTCATGGCACGAACAACTTTATATTCATTCTTACCAATAGAAAATTCTATCTCTACTGTACAATCCTTTTCGTTGATACTATTGATCAACATACTCTTACTAATTTTACGAAACGGTCTAGCAAACAAAGAAAAAGTAAGAGCATCCAAGATGGTACTCTTACCCGCACCGTTACTACCAACGATTAAATTTGTTCTTCCTTCTGTAAAGTCAATCTCACTAAAAACATTTCCAGTTGAGAGAAAATTCTTCCAACGGATTTTTTCAAAAACTATCATTCTAAATCGTCAGGTGGTATTATAAAATCGTCAGGTGTGATGATGGAAAATTTTTGTCCACGATCTTGACATGCTCCTATTATAACATGATCTTCCATTTCCACAACCCTCATGGAAGGATATTCTGATATATTTTCTAACATTGTAAGATATCTATTTGCATCATCTTCTAATTGAAATATGGGAACGACTCTATTCTTATCTGCATCAAACAAAGAATAGACTCCTTCTGCATGGTTTTCCAGTGTAAGTACATACATTATCCAACGTTACAACTTTCAATATATAGGGATCTCATGACATTCTTGAGTGAAGATTTGTCTACAGCGATATCCACCTCGTCAATATATTCATTCAAGAGAGTCATTGTATCCTTAGTCTTTAAGTCTACATCATCAATGTCATCTGTGTCAACTAGGGTTTCCACTATCTTAACATCATGTGCTCCTACGTTGTAAAGGCGATCAACCAATGTCTCGAACATTTGGTAGTCACGTTTTTCTTCAACAATAATCTTGATGTACTTGTCTTTATAATCAGATACATTTGATTTGTTGTAGTCATATTTGGCATCATCGTAGAAGATCTTGTCAAATATTTCGTAAGGATTTCTGACAAATTTAAGTCTATCAGTTTCAGTATCATAGATATGAAATCCACGAGAATCTTTGTAATCATTCCAATACATCTGATAAGGATTTCCAAGGTATTGTACATTACCTCTTTTTGATTTGTGATGGAAATGTCCTGACCATACACGATCAAAGTTTTTAAAATCACTAACAGAAAATCCACCATCAAAATGCATGCCTGGTGTAACTTCAAAACCATCAACTTCCATGTGACTACACATGATGTCAGCATTACTACTCTTCATAGTTTCTACTGCTTCTTTCTTATTCTCAGAATTAATCCAAGGCATCATAAGAAAATTTTTACCACCAACAGTTATATGTTCTGGTGAAGAATAGATGGTTATATTCTCATAGTTTTCTAATAATAACTCAGGAGAATTTATCCTATTAGTATTTTTATAGTAAGTACAATGATTACCAAGAATCATATGTACGTTATAATCTTTTAACCTCTCGAAGTAATTAGTCTTAACTCTGTTAAAAGTATTATAATCCAAAGACTTTCTATTATCAAAGGTGTCGCCAAGGTCAAATACCGTTGTGATACCTTCTTTCTCAAGAACTGGAAAAAATATGTTATCATAAAATTTTTGAAAGAAATTCCAGAACGGAAGAGAACCCTTACGTCCATCTAAATGTTGATCTGTTATAATTGCTATCTTCATTTCTTTTGCTCTTTCATATATTCTTCTCTACCATCTTTAGTAAACACCTTCTTTTCATAATCAAAATAAGGATGTGGTTCGGCACTTACAACAGGACTTTTAGATTTGTTTTTGATAACAATGAATCTATCAGCAGCAAATGTTCCTGCTAACTGTACTACCACATCATCTTCATCTTTCCAGTTGATACTACCATCTTTCTTGGTATGAAGCATTGCTTCCTGTATCTGGTCAATTAGTTCTTTCGTTAATTTCATACTCAATTTCAATAACTTTGGATGATCTTCCAGTAGATGTTGCTCTGGTTAGTCGTGTCATATTGCCACGTAGTTGTTTAGTGATACCTTCTAATTCAGATAGAAGTTCTGCTTCAAGGTCATCAGCAATGTCTCTATGTCTATCAACTCTCATGTATTCCGTATGGTGTTAGATCGTATTTTACTTTTTCAATACCTTCATGTTTTATTTTATTAGGTTGACCTATCTTATCTAAGATCTCAGCAGGAATCTTTTTCTTAGTAATGTCATAAGGTATCGGTGCGTTTGCTACACACACTCTAATACATTCCCACTGTTCCTCAGTAAAAAAATTATTATGATACATTAGTCGTCATGATCGTCCCATGGATCTGTTAAATTTTTGTTTGCAAAAAATCCTTTATACACACCATATCCTGCTAACAATATAGTGATAACTGCTATTGATATACCTAATGTGAAATTAGGATCTGCATTGTAGTGTGGAATTAGTGCGTTGCATTTAGTCCATGTACCAGGTAAAGTATACACTGGTGGACAAGACAGCAATAGATCTCTTATAGCTAACATTTCTGTTCCCATTAATTTATCCAATCTGGTTTGCGAGATGGGTCACGAAGATAGTTCGTAGGAACCCAAGGTTTAGATGCAACATAGCGTTTGTATGCAGTGAAGATGTCAATACTTGTATCGTACTTGAACTCGTCAGGACCTGCAAATGTAAATGATGATGGTTTGTATGGACTAGGTGCAGAAGGTATGATAGTTGTTGCTTCTATCAATGTCTTCTCACAACTATGTGACTTGCCATAGCGATGCTCGTACTCGTTGCAAAGAGCAAGACCATGTGCAAGTAACCACCATGTATTTTCTAGGCAAGAGTTTGCCCATATAGTACAAGGATGATTACGAAATGCACCCTTGTCTGTCTTGTATGCTTGACCATCAAGACGATGTAGATCACCGTAATTATGACCCCACTTGTCAGAGCAAACAATAGAAAGCATCTGACAAGTTTCTAGTGGCATCTTGACAACGTGTTTGTCAGGTAGATGTCTAGCGGATGTAGTTGGTGATGGATCTGTAACAAAGATATTCATTCTGATGATCTCCAGTCTTTTCTCATTGTAACATATGTTTCGGATTTTGCAACAACATCACGAACTCTTTTAAATATTTTTGCTGACTCAGCATATTTACTTGTAGCATGATCTGTTTCTTGAGGTAGAACCTCCTTAGTTCCTTTCTTATACTTTCTGCCTGAGTTGTGATTTGCATATCTTCTTGATCTAGTAAATCCCATCTCTAGAAATTTACGACACATATCCATACCAATAAAATCTTGATCCTTTTGATATTCTACATACATGCCATAAATTTCATGACTAGAAATTATTGCATCATGTGGAGTTTTGAATTTCCAATGAGCACATATATCGTTAGTATAAGGGCGAACCAATAGAACCCCTTGCTCCCCTCTTCCAATACGATATAGTTTACGAGTCTCCTCGTTTGTAAAATCAAGTCTCTTGTAATCGAGTTCATAATTAAATTCTTTCATAATCAATAAACTGGTATTCAGTAAATTTATAGACTCCACGATAGTCTGGAAACATCTCTCTGAGTTTTCTTGAGACAGCAAGTCTACGTTCAAAGCGATTCATTCTCTCGACTTGTCTAGTGTGTTTTCTTAATATACTCTTCATGTGTTCTATTTAAAATAACGATGCGTCCGTTTTCAATCATAAATTGTAGATCATCATCGTGACTCCACATTAGTTCTTCATAAAGTGCGTTCAGTCTACGCATATCATCATATAAGTCGTTAGGCATTAGCGATTCATTTTGGTCTCAATGTTTTCTTTGATGCTACCCATATCAGAATAAGAAGCATTCATACCTGACATATTACCAGTATATCTGTCAGTGTGCATTACCTCATCAAATCCAGACCTTTCCAGTATCTTTCCTTTGATTTCTAATTGTTTCTTTTCCTTTTGTATACGTCTTAAAAAAGCATAGTATATAATCTGTGTGAAATAAGCAAAAGGATTCTTTGATTTTTCGGGATCAAAGTTGTCTATGTACTGCAAGCAGTTTTCTATTCCATCACAAATCATATCCTCTCTAAACATATAGTTTACAAAGTTTGGTTTGTATGAGAGATGCGTTGCGATCTTTAAAAAACAAGACCCTAAGTAATTCGTAACTCTGGGTCTTGCTTCTCCCGCTTCTTCGGCAGCATGAACTTTCTGACGATAAACAGTGATCGCAGCGAGAAATTCTTTGTTGTTTACATAGTACTCGGTTTTTTTTCTTTTCATTACTGCGTTGAATGATGTCTTTAGTATAGCAAATGAAAGGAGTTTTGTAAAGGTACTTGACAAACTGTTAGATAACCAGTACACTAACCGTGTAGCGGGTTTAAGGTTGATCTTAGCTCTTTTTAAAAATATCCTCTAAAGACTTCTTGAATTTAGAGACTGACCCGACATAGCCTGACTTCCTAGGTAACTTGTCTGCAGTGTTTGCTAAGGTTTTACCACTCTTTATTCTTTCTAATGTCTTTACATAAAATTCTTTTATAGAAGGATCTACTTCAGACATTGTTACTATATGTTCTCGATTCATAACATACAAGTCTTCAAACGTCGCCGACATCCATTCCTTGAATGCAAAACCAGCAATTTCTAATGCACCCTTCCTTGACCTCTGTACTTCTACTAGAAGTGGATCCTCTAACATAACCTTATCTTCATCCTCAAGATAGATAACCTTTGCTACTATCTCTTCACCAGTTACGATTTTTATTGTTGAATAAAATTCTTCGTCTTTCATATTAGTTTGCTCTAAGGTTTACTCTTATAACTTCATACTTAAAATTTTCAGTATTGTATATGTTTACTCTTTCATTCAAATGCTTCAGCGTATAGTTCTGTCCACCAATGTCATCTGCAATGTCATACAACGTTGCTATGTCCTTACCTTCTCCTTTTCTAAGAACTCTACCAATTGATTGTAGGTTTCTAATTCTGGACTTTGATGGTGAAGCGAACACGATGTTGTGAAGACGCTTAATGTTAATTCCAGTTGAGAAGGTGCCGTAAGAGGCAACGATAATTGCATTAGATTCCGTCTCTGTAAGATTGCGTACTTCTTCTCGATCTTCTACGTCAGTTCCTCCATGCACAAAAAATACTTTACGTGCGGAGTCTACATTACTATTTATTAGTTCGTATAATGGTGTACCATGTTTTTCTACGTAGTTAAATAGTACTAGGGTGTTACCATCTAGATCTGTAACTAGATTTTTTATGAGGTTATTTCTACCTTTATGCTCCACAAGATATTCTATCTCATCTTGATATGATTCAAAATATTGCGGAGCATGTTTACAAAGTAGGATTTTTATCCTAAAATTAGAAAGGTAACCTTCCTTGATTAGATCATCTGTTTTAGTTACTTGTTCACACTTGCCAAACAAACCTTCTAGTACCCACTTGTGAGTCTTACTCCCATCTAGAGTACCAGTAAAACCAAACCTATACTTGGCATTGTGTAACTTAGTCATGATACCTGTCAATGACTTTGACTTAAAGAGATGTGCTTCATCACCAATCACACAATCTATATCATCAAAATATCTTTTAGGAAATTTGTAGATAGATTGCCAAGTTGATATTATAATAGGTTTGTCAGTATTCTTATCTTTACCAGAATAAATTTTATGTACAAAGTTGTCAGCACTCCACCCGTAAGAAATAAAATCATTGACCATCTGCTCAACGAGGGATGTAGTTGGGACGACTATAAGTATCTTCTTTGCGGTGGCAGCATAGTATCTGACTATGGAGTAGATCATAAGAGACTTCCCAGAACCCGTAGGAGAAAGAAGTAACTTACGATTATATTTTAAAGCTTCATACACCGCATTGTATTGATAATCTCTAGGTTCTATCTTAGAGATTTTTTTCATGTATTGTTTTACTGCTGGTAATGAGACTAGTTTATTATCCTGACTTAGATCTCCATACCAATCATTCTTTTCATACTCTACAATATATTGTTTCTCTGCTGCCCATACCTGTAGATGATCTAACAACCCATGATACAAATCTCCTGTAGCAGGGGAGTATAGACGTATAGTTCCATCCCAATATTTGTATCTGGGATTTCTTTTTAAAAATTTTGCTTCTGGAACTTCAAATGTGAAGTAGTCCGCTAATTCTCTATGGACGTACTCTTCATTAGAATGAATAGTTATATAAACTTCATTCTTTTTCTTTACTGTAAGATGTGTCATTATTGTCCATTAACAAATTTCTCCCACTCAATGGCACTCTTTACTTGAAAACCTCTATTTGATATTTGCTTCATAACATGATCTAGAAAGTACATCATCTGTTCTAGATACTTGATCTTTGCTTCTAGATTGATGATCTCATCATCAGACTCTATGTAGACCTTCATCTTTTCAGTTGTCTTTATATGTGATCCAAATGGTTTAGCAGCATACGTCTTAGCATCTGCTTCACCAGAATAGTATTCACGTTTGTCCTTTACTAATTTACGAATTTCAAACTCTAGAGAAGTTTTTATTTGAGATATGTCAGTGTAATGGTTTAAGTATTTATTGTGTTGGAAAGGTATGTCTAATGCGAGTTGTCCTAAGTCAGCACTATATTGTTTGTTCTTAAATTGAAAGTCTACATGACTATCTTCTGCCCATTCTTCTCTAAGTTTTTGAAATTTATTATGAAGAGAATCAAAATTCATATTTTCTTAAATGTTTTATCACGTAGGAAGAACTGCTGATGTTTAAATGTAACCTGTGCAGTAATGTACTCTACATCTCCTATTGTAGCATCAAATTGCAAATTTGTCAGTGCTACAGGGAATAAATTCTGATAGTCTACTACAAATGCAGGGTTGAATGCACTGGTGGTTATCAGTAATTGACCATTAGTAAATATATCTTCCTCTGGTGTCTCTCTCGCCATCTGATCCGCATTACCATTGTCACGCATCCATTTGTATATACTGTTGTAGTTCTTTAGATCTTCATCTACAATAAAGGTCACTGAAAGATCACCAAACTCTACTCCTCCACCAGGTATAATGGGCAAGTTTCTAAATTGACTTGCTACCTGAGTACTAGGCATGTTGATATCAGGAAGGTTTGCTGATTGACAAAAGAAATCTACACCTTCAAACTTTTCTAGTTTGAGGATAAAACCAATAGGGTTTAAAAAGTTTCTATTGGTTGGTTGTTCTTTATACCAATCTGCTCCGCCTAAAGGCATGTTAATATCTCGACTACTTAGTATTTATGTTTGTCTTAGCACTTCGTCTTTTAGTTTATCTACTACGTCTTGTACGACACTCACATCAATACCCATAAACGGAGGTATTAAACCTAACACTCTGAATAGACCATCAGCAAACAAGGCAATAAATGCAAACCCTAGTGCCATACTAATTAGACCAGCGTTTCTATTGTGTTGGTTGATAGCAAACTCAATCATATCTTCAACTTCTTCTTTACTAACCATAGTTTGTTTCTTGGTCTTAAAGAATGGTTTTTCGTATGCTTTTTTTACTTTGTTGTCTTGAGAAATTAGGTTTCTTCCGTATTGAGATAACATGTCGTTAGTTTTTAGGTAGTGTTTAATTTTGTTATTCATCTAGATCATCCTCCTCGTCCCAGACGATGTAAGGTCCGTGTTGCATTCGTTTTAGTTTATCTGTTTCTGAACTAAATCTCATGGTTTCAGTAATCCACAGTGAAATTTTAATTACAAGAAATATCACCAGTAACGGTGATAAGCATAACAATAGTATAACAGATGATTGATTCATTGCCAATAATCGTCCATGGATTTTTTTACTCTACTTATATTTAAGCATAAAAAAAGGGATCCCGTAGGATCCCTGTTTGTGTTTCCTAACAATGTTAGGGAGTTTTCCACACTTATGTTAGATTTGCTACTCTAACTCTTCTGTAGTACTGGTTCTTACCGTGTGTAAGAGCTTCAGCATCAGGAGTGCTTCCGTTAAGTACAAATGGGTTAGCAACCATACCGTATCTAGTCTTGAAACCAATTTTTGGTTGGAAGGTAGATGGGTCGATGCTTCTTAACATCTGTAGGGGCACATATGGACAATAGAATAATCCAGCATCGTAAGGTGATGTACCTTTGTATCCTACAACATAGTAGTGTGTATTAGATACGTTTGCTGAGTAAGGGTCAACATAAACTTTGATGCGACCATTCATTGTACCAACTAAAAGGTTACCTGTGTCGTCTACTTCACCAATTGAAGGACCACCAGCACCTGTTAAACCAGAAGAGTAGTCTAGAGTACCAGACATAGCAAGAGCAGAAGCAACGTCTGCAGATGTTAGGATAAAGTTACCCTTTCCTCTACGAGTTTGCTGTGCGATTGCGTTTGCATCTCTTTCGATTTGGAACATAAGTCCTTTGAATTTCTCAACTGACCATCTTCCGTTACTATCTACGTCTAGATCAAATACACCAGCGTTTGCAACGTTGTTTTGTGCACCTGATTTAGCAACTGTATATACAGTTCTAACAACCTCACGGTTGATTTCAGCAAGGATCTCACTTGATAGTAAGTTAGCAAGTTCCTGCTCTGCATCAAGACCGTGAATTGCTTTCAAGTCTTGTGCTAGTTCTAGAGTGTACTCTGCCTTTAGTGCTCTTGTTTTAGCAGTAACAGAAGTTTTCTCTATACTGAAACTCATCTCGTTGAAGAGAGTAGATCCAGAACCTAGAACTTCGGCGTCTTCTCTAGCGATATTACCAGCAGTACGCTCGTAGTTACCAGCAGTTGTACCACCACCAGATGTATCGTTAAGTAAACCTGGGTTAGCATCTGTTGAACCACCGTCTCCAAGAGGAGATGCAGGGTCGTTGAATGCAGCAGGTCCTTGTGTGTTACCAGAGAAGTTAGGATCTGGTTCGTTGAAGAGTGCTTCGTTTCCAGCTCTTAGTGCAGATCCATTTTGCTGATAGTGTGACTTCATTGCAAAGATTAGTCCTGTAGGACCGCTCATTGGTTGTACACCACAGATGTCATATGCTACCAAGTTTGGCATAGCACGACGGATGAGGCTAATCATCACTGGATCGAAACCAGCTAGACCACCTGTATTTGTAGCAAGACCACTACCAGATAGACCGCTTGTACCAATGGCACCAACTGTGTTGGATGCTTCATTGATCATTCCACGTTCTTCTCTTAATGTAGCCTCTGTGTTTTCTAACAAAACAGCGGTAACAGCTTTTCTATAATTGTCTTTGATGGTGCCAGCACCTTCATGACTTAGAACAGGTGACCACTTCTCTGTTAGAGCTTTTGAGTTAAACATTTTGCTCTTTTAAGAAAAATAGATTTATAATTTATTGACCCCAACGATTCATCGCATCAAGATACTGTGCCATTGCTGGACTAATATCCTTATCTGATGCTCCTAATACTGGAGTTTCGTCTGCAACTTCACTTGGTGTTACAGTTTTTTCTGTAAAGTAAGACTCCTTGATGGTAGTAACCTTCTTAGAGAATTCCTCTTCAGATGTAAACTCTAGACTCTCAGCGAGTGCAGCGAGTTTGTCCTTCTGAGTATCTGCTAGTCCTTCTGAAACATTCTTCAGAATAACTGTTCTTGCAGATTCGTCAAGACGCTTTTGTAATTTCACATTAGCTTTGACCTGTTCGTCAAGGCGTGATTCCATTTCACGAATAGAGTCAGCCATACCTTCTACCACATCGACTTTCTCGTCTGGGATAGAAATGTAGTGCTCCTCAAAGAGACCCTTTAGACCCGCAATGAAGTCTTCTGTGATCTCATTTCTGATTCCACGATCAACGGCTACTTGATTAGTCTCCATCCATTGACCTATGGCGTAGTTAACTGTGCCATTTACTTCCTCGGAAAGCTCTGCCTTAGCAGTATCTACTTGCTTTTCGAGTTCTGTAGCAAAGTGTTCTACAAGCTTGTCGTACTCTTCGTTGAGTTTTGCTTTGATTGCTGCTTCAAAGATAGTCTTCGCTTTCTCAGCAAACTCTTTTGAGAGTTCTGTTCCCTCTAATAGGGCATTGACATCATCGGAAACATCAAGGTCTTCGTATGATGGTTTGATTGGATAGGTTACACTAGAACCTGTACCAGTTCCGTATGCAGCATCTGCACCAACTGTAGGTTGTGTACCCTGATCACCAGCATCTCCAATGTTAGATGTCTGAGCAGATCCATCGCTTTGTGCTGCCTTATCTCCTACTGGAGCGGCTGCCTTAGCACCTGGATTCTCTTCACCATCATCATCGTGCTCATTAGGAGTGGTGGATGTACCACCTAAATCTGCAGGAGCAGACTGTCCATATGATTTACCAGCATCAACTGTTGGCATAGGATCTTTCCCGCCACCATTTGATGTCTGTGCATCAGAAACCTGAGATGGTTCGCTACCTGTGCCTGGTATGACGTTTGCGGAAACAGTCGGCATAGGGTCGCCTTCCACGATAGTCACTTTTTGCTCGGTAGCAAACTCCTCAAATTTTTCGTTAAGTTTATCTGACATTAGAGTTTACCTTAATAATTTTCCGTATAGTGATATGAATTATTTATAGAATCAAAGATTTGAGAGGAAATGCTCAAAAACTTGGAGCGTTTTTGCCTCTACATCATTGCGACTTGCGTCGCTCATTATCTTTTTATATTTAGCAACTTCAGTTTCCTTTAGTATACCGTTACACCAAACCCATTCTTTACCTTCCATGATTCCATTAACGAAAGCATCAGGTGCGGAGGGGTCTGCTACTATGTCTGCAGCAGTGGTGAGCATGAAGTCATCACGCACAACATTGCAACTTTCTGTCTTGTCGATGCTTCCCATACCACGTGAGGAAACACCCAACTGAACACCTTCGCCAAGTAAGTTCTTAGCAATGTTACCCATTGGTGTGTCTAAAATTTGTGCCTTGCCAATAAAATTATTTCCCTCTGCTCTGAGTGAAGTAATTCTATGAGACACTCTATCAAGATTGATAGTAGGACCATCGGGATGTCCAAGTTCACCGAGAGCACGTTTAGATTGTACATACTCTTCATTATATCTCTTAACCTCACGGTCAAGAACAGTGAAGGGGTACATACGACCATTGCGATTTTTTAACTCAGATTGTAAGAACACTCCTTCAATATAAAGAAGTTTCTTTCCGTTTTTTTCCTCTGTTACGAGTTTAACGTCTTCAATCGTTTCCGTTATCAGTTTCATTGTTTGGTATCTCTGTCTCGGTTGGTTCATCAAAGAATGTATTGGCAACCACTTTCTTATAATCTGCCATTGCTTGTGAAGCTTTGCCAAATAACAAGTCGTGGATAGCATCAATAGCAGACGCTCGTTGGTTATTGTCAATCTTATCGACAATATCTACAGAACCAAGTTCTTTATTAACATCTGTATTTTCAGTCATAATATTCTTGTAGCAATTATTATTTATTATTATTGGATGGTTGAGATGCGGAAACTGGTGGTTTAGGTCTACGTTTTTCCTTATCTATCTCTCTTTCTACAGCATCATCAGCTGCTTGTGCTTGAAGTTCTGGTTGGAAAGCAGTGTTTTGACGATCCATAGTATCAAATGTATTCACATCTTGTGGCGACATAACAATACCTTGATCAATCTCTTGCTGCATCTCCTTATCTAACTCTCGCATATCCTTGTTGGTTTGACCAAGAACTTCCTTACGAATGTGTGCCACGGAGAAGTACTTGCCAACGAAAGGATCCATCTGTGTGACAGTTGCTATACGTTGGTTAAACATCTCAATGTTTTTTAATTCATTGAAGTGATTGTCGAATAAGAAGTCATACTGTATATGCTCTTTCATATCTTCCCAATCTTCTGGAGCAATAACTCCTTTTAAGATCAGTTGAGTCTTAAGCATATCTTGGAACATCTCACTAAACCTTTTACGGAGACGACCAATGAACTTAGTAAACTTAAGTTCGTCACGGAGAACCTCAGTTGTCTTACCTAGATTAAATCCTTTGTTGTCATCTGTAAGACGAGATGGAGGTAAGTTCAAACTGTTGTATAATTTCTTTTTAAAATACTCAACGTCTTTGAGTTCACCTAGGTTTTGACCACCTGGTAATGTAGTAATCTCTGTTCCTCTACCACCTTCTCTACGTGGTAACCAGAAATCTTCTAGCATACTCATGTGCTTTTTATCGTCACGCATCTCTCCAGTACTGGAATCGTAAACTAACTTATTACGATAACGTGCCATGACGTCACGGAGATATTGTTCTGCCCTTACCTTTGGAAGATTACCTACGTCAATATAAAATATTCTACGCTCTGGTGCACGAGAAAGTCTGTATATAACTAGAGAGTCTTCAATCATTCTAAGTTGATTGATCGCTTTGATTGCCTTGTGTAGGAAACCAAGAGTCATTCTCTTGTTTAAATCTTGTAGTCCAGAAGGGCAGAATGTAATAGAATCTATTGCCATCTTGACACCTTGTGACAATGACATGTCACCAACAGGTCCTAAAACACCACCTTTATAAAAACCCTTAGGATTATAAAGATAGTAATCTACAAATGTTCCGTACTCGTACTCTAATGCTGTACCTTTCATTGCCTGTTTTTGCAATGAATCTAGGTTCTTTTTCTGATCAAGTTTTTGACGAACCTTCTTGATCTTCATAGGATCAATATAACGAAGTTCCGTAATACCTTTCTTAGGATTCTCTAGGTCTATAACTTTATGATAATATAATCTTCCATCAATATACCAAGATCTGACAATCTCATGTGCTCGATTGTCAAAGTTTAAAAGTCTTTTGAGATATTCAAACTCATCTCTTATTTTTTTCTTGATACTCATTCCAGCATCAAGGTTATCTAAATTTACTTCAACAGGAGTGTCATGAGCATCGCTCACAACAAACTCGTTTACTACCTCGTCAACTGCACTGTCCACCTCAGGGTGTAGTGCCATGTCACGATAACGACGGATCATCTCATACTCATTACGAGCTTGATTGTCCGTGTCCACATACGTTCCATAGTAGCCTCCTGCTGCTACAGCAATCGACTCCTCAGCATTAGGAGGGACAGGGGACTGACCCTTCTTTCCCTCCTTACGTTGTATTTGGAAACCAAATAATTGACTCATCTACCTAGTCATAATAGTGCTCTTACTTATATTTAGCAGAGTTAATTATA